ATCATTGTAATACCTGCACATACCATCTGACAAAGATGTTGCAAACCCCAAAAGCTATCATCATCTATGTTTGCTCGTCTAGCTTGTATGGCAAGTTGATATTTACCATCCCACTGACCCTTTTCATCAATAGATGGTATTACTTCTATAAAAAAATGATTCCCTCTGTTATTGTAATGTGTCATATTATCTCCTTACTTTTTTACCAACAAACTTTATGAAAGTTGGATGTTTGTTTTTACCTTTTTCTTTTAACCAATCTTCAGGTATTATTCTATCATAATATCTAAGATTATTCTTGTTACACCATTCACCATAAGATGTCTTTGATCCTTTATATAGTTTCACTCTACTATTTGTAAACACAAATCTTATATCTAATTTTGGATGTTGCTTTTGTATGGCTAAATGTTTTCTTCTATCAGAGGATAGAAACCTTCCTTTTGTTTCTATAATGATACCATTGTTTAATATAAAGTCAGGGGTATAGGTGCGATATGCTAAATCTTCCCACTCTATCTTGATACTTTCATATTCATATTTATACTTTATCGTATCAAGAGCCATAGAAATTTTAAATTCTAACCCACTCCTATACCCATGCTTGATAGCATTTCTACGTTCTCTATGTGGAGACACTATAGTAGCCTTCTCCAACCTGTGAACGGATTGAACTCATAAGAATCATGAGAATAAGTAACACCAAGAGCTTTCATCTCTTCTTTTACTGCTTCATCTGCTAACTTCTTAGCTTCCATAGCTTCTCTTAAACCTTTAGTTTTCATCTCACGTAGAGTTTTCTTAGCTTCTGCTAATTCTTTCTCCATAGTCTTAATGTCATTATTGAGATCCTCAATCTTTTTTGCATCTGTAGTCATTATTTTATACTCCATATTTTCTTTGCTTCCTCTTTCATCTTACCATTCCACATCCATGAATCTAGGTTAGGATAAACAAAAGAAGCTAACTCATGCTTATCATTACTGATAGACAAAAACCTCTGTATACTATAAGCAACTTTCTCAAGTTGTTTTTTATATGAGGTTAAGTTTTTAAGTGTGAATGTCTTATGCTCTTTAGGTGTAGCAAAAAACAAGTCAACACTATTCTTTGGGTATGCCATAGAATATAATGCCATCTGTCTCTTCTGTGCTTCTGTTGGTTGTGATGGCATTCTAGTAGATGTTTTCAAGTCTACTATTTTATCTTTAAATCTAAAGTCTATGTAACCCATTATTGGCACAGGCAGATCATCTAACTGCACCTCAACTTTTTCTTGATAGTCTTCTAAGTTTTCATACTTAAAGTTTTCATCAATTATGTTTCCAAAGTTCTTTAACAAGCTCCTTTCTTTTTCTGTTTTCTTGTCTCCTAAATCAATCATAGATTCAGTACACAATGTCATGAACTTCATATCTAACATGTTATAATCAAACTTGCCTTCCTTATATTTGTTAGCAAGTACAAACTCTGATGCAATACCTCTTACTGCACCTGCACCACTTGATGATTTAACTTTAAATAAATACCTAGCAACCCACATAGGTGGGTCACTAATATATGTATTTATACTGCTAGGTGAAAGGTAGTTGATACCATGTGCTTTGAAAGCATTATTACTTAGCATCTTCATCCATTTCTACATCAATGAAATCTTCAACAGTTTCCATATCTTCTTTAGATACTTCACCTTGTCTTTCTGAAACTTTAGTGTCCCATGAAGCTATTATATTATCATTGTATGCTTTTACCCAATCAAGCAAATCACCAAACACTTTATGATCTTCATCAGATATCTCTAACTTATTAGATGTATCTAACTGAACTATTGGTGTATAAAAACTACCACCATTGTTTAGTTTATTCTCTTTAGTACCATCTAACTTTATTATATGTTGTAGAGGTAATGCTTCCATCTTAGCAAACTTAGAGAATACATCTCCTATTGCCTTGTAAGCATCTCTGTTTTCTATCTCCCATATTACAGGAAACTCAGGCAAGTCTTCTATTTCATTACCATCAATACCTTTTACAGGATCAATCATTTTAACAACACCAAAAACAACTCTATTTCTTTTTATTGTTTTTATTAACTTCTTAGTGTCTTCAGGTAATGCTTGAAAGTCTTTTACATAACCTGTAGGTTTACCACAGTTAAAAGTACCATCATTATCTTTCAAATCAATGTTTAATGTATCAGACATAATCGTCTTTACGTAACCACCTTGCTTGTCTCCTTCTTTTGCATTACGATTTTGTTTAAACTTCTTATACATAAATCTTTGTAAGAAGGGTCTAAACTCTACCTTCTCTGAAAAATAGAATACACTTGGGTCACTAGGAATCTCTAGTCTATACATTCCACCCTCTACAACTTCCATCTTAACAGACTTACCATTAGCTTGACCCATACCCATGGTTGGATTGTGCCATATTCTAAACCTATTCAAGACATTTGTTTTCTTCTCGCCACTACTTGTGGGCAGTCCCATTGCCTTTGCCATAGTAGCATAACTCTCAGTATTTATTGTAACTAATTCTGTCATATTTAATTTACTCCTTTCAAAAGAATCATAGTTATATCACGATACATCTTTAGTGTCAAGCCAATTACTACCCATCTTTGCTTCTAGTAAAAGTGGCACATCAAACTGTATGCTAAACTCTAAATTAATTATATTAATCAATGACTTATTAGTGTCACGTATAATATTTAAAACAACATCTTCCTCACTTGGATGAACATCTATTACAATAGAATCATGCACAGTATTTACCACACATGATTTATGTTTGTCAAGCTCCTTTGCTATGTGAACAAGAACAACAGGGACAATATCTGCAGTTGCAAAACTCTGCACAGGATAGTTTTTTATCTGTGTAAAATGTGATACTGTACCATTTCTTTTTCTTTGAACATCAGGGAATGCAAACTGTCTACCTGATGGTGTAGTTATCATACCTGTGTTCAAAGCCTCTTTAGCCAATTTGGTGTGCCATAGTGCGACTCCTTTGTACTTTTCTGTGAAGTGTTTATAATATGTAGCTTGAGCAGTCGTTCTCCCAAATCCTGTTGCTCCGTACAAGGGTGCAAACGTGTGTGCTTTCGCTTCTTGGCGAGAAGTTTCTTCCCCTGCATTACTAATAACACTAGCAGTATAACTATGCACATCAAATCCATCTTCAATCTCCTTTTTTGCTATTTTATCATTAGATAAGAAAGCTGCAGTTCTAAACTCTAACTGAGCAAAGTCTGCTTCTAGAATCTTACCACCTTCCCAACGTGACACAAACACTTTCTTTACAGGAAATGTACCACCTCTAGGCATATTCTGCATGTTAGGATCTGCTCCACTAAACCTGCCTGTTGATGTTCTGTGTTGCAGTAATCTCACATGAAGCATACCATCAGGTTTAACGTAAGCATTTATACCCTCAACAAACGAAGATAGATAAGTATCTAGAGCAGACAATCTTTGTAGATCAGTTAAAAAGTTCACTGCATCTTGCATCTTATTTTTCTTTGCAACATTAGCTAGTATATCTAGATATGTTTTATTAATAGTAAAACCATTTGCACTAACCCACTTAGAAGATGGTGCAGAAAACTTTAGTCCTGCTATGTTCTTTGTAGGTACAAAATGATATCCCAAAGTATTACATGATACGCATCTACTTGGATTAGCATATGGCTTACCATCTTTCTTTATCTTCCTAATGTAACCCTCTCCAAAACAATCTTTACATTTAACTGCATTTGTTTTGTAAACTAATGTTGAGTTTTCTTTTACTGTATCTCGGTAACTACTATCATCCATATATTTATGGAAACTGTTTGCCCACATAGCTTTGTCTTTAGGCTTCCTACTATAGATAACCCAAGACATTTGTTCAGGACTATTAAGATTAATAGGTGTGTCTCCCATCAAGTTCTGCACCTGTTGCTTCAGTCTTTTTTCAATGTCTTGCTTCTCTTGTTCAAACTCTACTCTAACTTTATCTAGTGCATCTTTGTCTACCTTAAAACCATTCTTGTAAATCTTGGCAAGTGTAACGCAAACTTTGTTGGTCAAGATAACAGAGTTCATTAACTCACTATACTCAGGTGTATTAAGTTTCTTGTATATCGCATCTGCTAGTTGTTGTGTGGCATGTAAATCTGCAGACAGATAATATGATAACTCATCTGCAGGTATCTCATCTGTATTATAACCTTTGGCAAAGTAATTTTTAAGTGTATCCTCTTTCTTTGTATCCAAATCATACCTGATGGCACAGTCTCTCAAGTGTAAGGGTTCTTTGAGACCTCTTTGTAATATGTATTCACCAAGCATTGTATCAAAGACAGGACCATCATACTTGAATCCACACTCCCATATCCACATCAAGTCATAAGCTATATTATGTCCTATGAGTATAGTTGCTTGGTCAAGCAGTTCTTGTACACCATCAAAGTTGTCTCTGAACAAATACTCTTTGCCCTGATCTGTTAGACAACCTACCATGACCAATCTATTGTTTGGTTCAAAGGGGTCAAGGTGTAACTTGCCATCTCTTTTTGTTGTTGTATTTTCTACATCAAGTGTTAGTTTCATTTAATCTTTCCTTATGTTTCTTTAAGTATATAACTGCTCTCTCAATAATAGTCAAGTCATCAGAGAATCCACCTAGTCCTGTATTGCATTTATGGCACACCCAACCTCTAAAAGTATTGGTGTCATGACAATGGTCTAGCACCCAATTCTGCAGTCTAGTCTGTCCATGTTTACCTAGCTCCTCTAATGTCCTATCACATATAGCACACGAATAATCTTTATCAGGATAAGCATTTTCTTTTCTTAGTTTATTTAAGATTTCCTTGTGACCCTTTCTACATGACCTGCAGGTTCTCTTTATCTCTCCTGCTTTCATAACAGAGTAATGTGTTATGGGTTGTCGTATGCTACACTTAATACAAACAACACCATCAACAAATGGGTTCTCTTTTTGTGGCAACTCTTTAAATAAACTAAACTGTGTCATGCTTCATATCTTCCTACTCTATAATTTAAATTACAATGAACGACACCATGCCATCCTGTTAGCTTATTCTTTACCACATTTAAATGCCTTTGTAAATCCTCTTCAGTATCCTCTTGTCTTGGTGGATTCTTGGCGATGAGAATCATTAAATCTGCTTCGGCTGCTTTACCTGTTCTACTGCCTTCCATCATACTCTGATTAAGCAACACCTTACCTTCTGCATCTGCAGATAGTTGCGACATGTAAAAGACTGCACACTTGTGTTCCTTTGCAATCATACGAGCATGAACTGCATTTGCCTTGAGTGCTTCATCTGTCCTTGCAAAACCACCTGTACGTGCAAACTTGTCTCCCATATCAAGCACAACGATATCAGGTTGGTATGTCTTACATACACTCTCCACCCAAGCCATATCACGACCTGTTGCATCTTTTATCTTGATGTTATCTTTGACAGGTGCATACAAGTCACGTGCTTTACTTGGATTACTTTTTATCTCTCGCATCGTCATGCCTGTTGATGCAGTCAAGTATCTTGCACCAACTCTGTGGCTACCTTCTTCGTTACACAGGATGATGCAACTAGCACCTTGTCGTGCCAAGCCATCAGGACCTGCTATTATGCTTGAGTGAAAGCTCGTCTTACCTGTGTTAGGTCTAGCTCCTATCTCTATTAGATGTCCTGCATTGATGCCTTCCACCTGTCTTGTTAAACTTGGCACGTTAAACGACCAACGTGCTTCCAAATCATTCTTAGCTAATAATGTATCAATCTCCATGTCATCCCACTCCACGTTAAGGTTAGGTGTAAAATCATCTCCATATACTTCTAGTATGTTACGTATAGGTTCTAGCGATGAGTGAGAACCATTCACATAATCAAAGCCTATGTTTGCAATGTCTTCGCCAACAACTTGTTGGAACAATTTGGATAGCACCTCTTGTGCTACATCCTCTCCCATGGGTTGCTCGTTTTTTACTTGTCTGAACAGATGCGAATATGCTTGTTTCTGTGCAGTAGTAAGAGTTGGATTGCTTGACATGAAGAGTGCTTCTACCTCATCAGGTGTCACAGTCCTCTCATACCTACTCATGGCTTTGTCTATTGTCTGCTTTATCTTTCTAGCATCCTTACTAAACAATCTATCAGGACACTTTGCTCCACGATGGGAATCATAAAATGATTTATCCATCAAACTTCTTATCAATGCTAATTCCATATCTGTGTCTCCTTTGGGGTTAATAGTTTTAAATTATCTAAGTCTTCTTGTTTCCTATATTTCAAATCGTCATGCAACTTGAGTATCTTAATGTCCTTAACATGCGATCTTAACTCTTTGGCAAATGCAAAGGACTTGGGTAGTGCGTCAGGGTCAAGTGCTATTATTGCAGTAGAGAACTGTGAAAGGAACATCTTGTGTGAATCTGATAATGATGTACCCAACACAGCTACCCCAACATATACATCACTGCCAATGACACATGCACTAACACAATCCTCTACTACTATTGCGATACTACCACAACCAAATGAAAAAGGCAAGTCCGAAGAACCATACCTCTTCCACTTTGGAAGTTTCCTGTAGACTGATCTACCTGTAGCATCAACAATCCTGCCATTATCTTTGATAGGAAAGACAACTCTACTTTCTTTGACATCATACAATAAATCAACTGTATCTACATCTAAGTCCCACAGTTCACAGAAGTTCATGACCTCTCGTCTGTGATTATGTGGCACGATATACTCAGGCATTTCAAATGATGTCCCAACTTGGGACACCTTGTTGATGTCACGTATCTCTTCAACAGTCATGTGAACACGTGAACTACCTCGTACACTACAAGATGCTTTGTAACAATTCCATACAAGAGAACCCATGTTATTTGTAACAGTAAATGTCTTGTAAGATTTACACTCAGGACAATTCACTCTCTTTGTTTCTCCATTACGTATGTCTATGTCTTCAATATATTGATATACACTATACATGTTATTATAAATATCCTTCCTTGTCGGCACTTAACATGCTTGTAGCACAGGTTTCGTGATCTGTCAAATTTCTACGTGCCTGTAGTGCCAAGTTAGCACTTGTGAATGTATTTTTCATGTAAGGTTTCACTGATTGTGGGTTAGCATGACCTGTTACAGACATAATATTACCCATAGAAACACCTGCATCAACCATTTCAACTGTGCCTGTTCTACGTAAGTCACTTAATCGTAGCTCATTAGAGAGTCCTGCAGAGGTCATAACTTTTCTAGCCATGATTGGTAGTTTAGTTAGTGAATAAGGCTTGTATGAGCCTCTGAAGGGTCTTGAACGAGGTGCTACGTACTTTTGAAACCCATAATCATTTTTTTGTTGTACTAACATTTCATGTAACTCGTCTGATATGGGTAAAAATACTTGTGCTCTTCGCTTAGACTGTTCTATCTGCATACGTTTAGCATCTAAATCAAGGTTAGACCACTCAAGAAGTCTCATATCTCCAATACGTTGACACCATTCATATGCCATGTGTGCAATCAAGCCAATGCTTCTTGTTTTGAAATCAGAGTAAGCAGTATCAAGAAACCTGATAACGTCTTCTTTTGTCCAAACAACTTTTCTATGTGCAACGACACGTTTTTTGATATTGCTAAATGGATTCATGTGACAATGCTCCATATTGATTCCGTAATTAAGCAAGACTCTGATGACAGACATAAGATGATTGGCAAGTGACACACCTCTCTCACACCATTTGTTGTAAGACAACTTTGCGAGTTTGGTGGTCAAGTTAGACAGTTTATAACTGCCTAACTCTTTGCCATCAACCACACTTGTAGAGCAAACTATACCTAAAAAATACTTGTACTGTGCTTTAGTTTCTGCTCGTAAGTTATTGTATTCAAAGGATAAATAATACTCCTTGAGTAAATCTTCAACCTTCATTATGCCACCAGTAATGACTTGAACTGAGGTGAAGAAATCCACTTTGCGACTTCTTGTTCTCTCTTCCACATAGTCTCTGCTTTTGTATCAAAGCCTGTGTTACGTATGTTGAAGCCATTCCTCTCATCTGCGTATGATGCGTAATTAGTGAAGGCAGAATACAGAGCATAAACATTCTTACCTCGTCTAGATATTTCTTGACAAGCTAACTCGTACATCTTCTTAGCCATAGTCTCTGACTTAATTAGCTTACCCAAGAAGTCTTTACCATCTACGTTGAGTGGTATGTTTGCCCACTTCTGCATCATCTCACAACGAAGATCAAAGTTACTCTTGGCTAACTTAACTTCTGCAATCAGTCTGCCCATAGTGAAGCCACTTGTGTTCTTCATCTTGATGAGGTCAAACTCTCCACCAACTTGTCCATTGGAACAGTAGCTATCAATAGCACCAAAGTATACTTGGTTAGATGTTAAACCATCTATGCCATGCAGAGCAATGATCCTCTCATTGATTACTGTTTGATGCTTAGATGTTGTGATCGTATGCTTCACGTTTGGTAACGTAATATCTAAGAATACAAAGGCATTGTTTCTTCCTGTCTTTATCTTTACCTTTGCACCATCAAGGTCATGAGGATGTCTGTTATCCTGTATGACTTTCTTGATACCATTGAAGAAGTTTACGTGATTTACAGTTGAGAACTTATCTCCCACGATACCTATATATTCTCCTGTAACAGAGTTTCTTACGTATCGTTTACCTGCAAACTTAGTGTCCTCGTACTTCACTTTGAAGTCTAGGTCTGTACCCTCTAGTGTGTAGAGGTTTGGTGTGTATGAATCTAATGGCATGTTAATCTCCTTTCAAAAATTATGTCCCAACTTGGGACTTTGGTTAAGTGATACTTGCTTATATAAGATATTTTAAGAATTGTCAACTCGTTTATGTTTGTTCTTTCTGTTGTATGAACCTTTACCCTTTTTGGGTGGTACGATTTGTTTTCTCTTTCTTGTATAAGCAAGTAATCTAGCTATAGGGTTAATTCTATTTAATTTAAAAACCATTTTGGTCTCTCTGTATACTTGTACCTTGCAAATCTAGATTTGTCAACAATATAAAATTTACGATAGGCTTCTAGTGGATAGAACTCATCTGTTTTCAAGTCATCATGCCCACTAAAACATTGTGGGTGTGCAGTTAAGTTACCATGAGGTATAAATCTTCTACCATGAAATAAAGATATCTGATGCTTACAAGCACCATGACCTTTGCCATATCTATTAGTATACTCATGTAGCATAGCACTATACAATCTGTAGGCAAACTCATAGTTCATCTGTGTCTCCATTGCCCATAAGGTGCAAGGATGCTTCTGATGTACAGGTTTGTACAATCCCTCTCGTTCTGCATAGTCAGGTGCATGATGCCATAGTGCAGTACATAACATCTGTGCTTCTTCTAGTGGCATCTTGACTACGTGTTGGTCACATAAAGATGATGCTATCTCATGTGGTGTTTGTTCTATAATGAATCTATTCATGTTCTCCCCCTTTGTCGTTATCGTCATACTTAATTCTCTTGCCCTTGTAATACATATACCTACTTCTGCTTGGTGTGTGGTAACCTTTCTTCAAGAAGAATGTAGGCTTTCTCTTTGCAGTTTCAAACGTAGCTACAGTTAAAACGATAGCACTTATTAGAAACACGTGAGCAACTGCAGTTATACCAAACACCCACATACTACCGAAGTACATAGAGAATACTATACACCACATCCATGCTAATACTTGCATGACCATGTGCCTAGTGTTCAAGTCAGGTATGTGTCGCAATGGGTTAAGTTCATGATTCATGACAGAGTGCCATGTGTCGTGTACTACTTTAGTCATTAGTCAACCTCTCTGTTTTGTAAAAAGTTTCTGTTCCATAAATCTAAACCAAAGTCATAACCTTGTTTGTAATAATGATGAGATTGTTTTTCATCTCTTGTACCATGTAGAAAACCATCTACAACACCATCTTTAAACTTTTGTATAACTTCATGTTCTTTTATTTTTTTCTCTAGTTCTATTAAGTTCATAATTTATCTCCTATAAATTTTGTAGTAAAGCTAAGTCTGTGCCATAACTAATTATACAATACACTTTATGCTCGTCATGATACTCTAATATTGTATATGTTTTTGTATCATGGTTTACATATATTTGTAAAGGTAATGTTACTATTCTTTTTTGTAACCCTTCCTTACTCCTAACTTTAGTTAGTGATACTGCATTAAATACTAGGCTCTCTTTCTTCTCCTGTATTGTGTACATCACTTCTTGTTTCTCTGCACACATCACAGGCTTGTCATTCCACATTCCTGCAAAACTCTTTGTGCTAAATGTTAGCAACAATAATAATATAAATATGTTTTTCATGTATACTTCTCCCATAATGCTTGTAGAAAC